GGGCGTTGGTGTGTCTCCTGTTATTTATGATTATTATTTGACTGTGTATGATACTCAGGAAGATGATACTGAATTCTATCTTACTTGGGTTTCTGATAACGGCACGATTCGCCAGTGGTTATTTACTAACAAGATTCTATTTGAGAATGATGTGTCAGCTGATGTCTTAACCGACAGCGATTATCGGCAGCTTCCAAAAGAGTTTGAAGAAGTATTTACGATTGAAGCAAAAGGAATCAGTGCAATAGAGCGTAAATATATTTCATCCATGTTTGTCTCGAATAAAATCCAAGTAGAAAATGACGGGCAAACGGTCGAGTGCATAGTTTCAAGTCCTTCATGGAGTTATGAGAACAGAAGTAATTCGTATATCGTAACGATACAATTAAAATTAAAGCCAATGGCGGTTATGAATGTATAAAATAAAATCTAAGCTCAGAGGACATGATATATTCTATTTAAAAAATGAATGGTTTTATACTGACACAAAAGAACCTACAGAAGGAAACGAACGATCTTGCGGGCATTGCGGGAAACATAGGACAATAGATGGACATGATGATTGCTTAGGGACCTTGCCGGGTGTAAAAAACGCTTGTTGTGGTCATGGTGATATTAAAAATTCATACATACAATTTGAAGATGATTCAGAAATAAGAGGATTTATAGAAATTAAAAATATTTATAATATAATTAAGAAGAATCTTAATGTATAGAAACAAAGGGATTATTATGCAAAAATTTAGAAAAAAACAAGTAGTAATTGAAGCCGCCCAATGGAAAGGTAATAATATTATGCATATTCAAGGCTTTATGATAAGTAATCCACCGATATATATGTCAGACCTTTCTAATGCCGATGAAATTATTGGTATCGAAACCCTTGAAGGTCGGATGGTCGCAAATATTGGGGATTGGATAATTAAGGGCGTTCAGGGTGAATTTTATCCTTGCAAACCAGATATTTTTGAAGAAACATATGAATCTGTGAAGTGAAAATATAAAAGGTAAAGACAAACCAAATGTATAAAATCTATATCGACGAAAAAGAAATAGATACATTTAATAATAAAAACATTGTTCTCAACGCGATTCTATTTGATATTTCAAGCCCAGAAAAAAGAGGCCTGCAGTTTTCCAATGTAATTAACCTGCCAAAAACAGAGAAAAATATTGACGTGTTTGAATTCTTTGATAATGATTTATTTTACAAGGAATATACTGCTGATATTTATGACGGTACAATGCACATAATCCGGGGCAACGTTAAAGTAATTGAAATAAGTGATTATATAAAAATTCAGATAGTTGAAATATTTAAACAGATTTCGGAGAATTTAAAGAAGCCTTTATATGAGCTGGATTTAGGCAGTTCAGATTTTGTCTATACTTTAGCTAATTACAACACATTGAAAACAGCAACTACCGGCATTTGGTCTTGGGAATTATTAGACTGCCGGACAGGTGCTTTAAAAAATCCTTTACTTGGCGCTCTTAATGGCGGTCAAGATCCGGACCTCGGCCTATTTCGACCGAGCTATATTGGTTTAAGTATATTAGAACAAATGTTTACCGAGCAGGGGTTACAGATTGACACATCAGAACTTAATTCTATTTTAGATGATTTAAGAATGCCTTCAAATAACGATAATTTTTGGATTGCATTTCACCAGCAAACAACATCTTCAACATCTCTTACGGCTGGAAACCCTCTTCAGAATTTCACTCCTGGGTATGATTTTTATTTTGAGAATACGATTCCAGCAAACAATGATTTCCCAAGAATAGTTACCGGCGCTGCGACTTCAGGCTATAGATTTTATCCAGCCAGTACGAATGTTGATAACTGTAAATTTGCAATTGAAATAGATATTGACGAGACCGCCGTTTTAGAAGTTAGAAGGGTTCCAACTCCGTTTACCGGCACTACGGAAGTAATCGAGAGACACGTAATTAATCAGACAGGAGTTGTAATCACTCAAGAATTTGATGCTAATGCTATCGGTGTTGATTATCATATCTCGTTCACCTTCGATGTGAATGTAACCATTAATGATATTGTCGTTGTTGCAATGGCAAGTGAAAATGAATTATATATCAGCGATATTACTCATACTTGGGTCGATAATACACGGGTCGTTTTGTGGAGGAGGCAAAACCAATCGACACTTGCTTTTATTTCTATAGTAGACGGACTGTATGTAAAAACAAGATACAATTTACCGGACTGGACTCAGCTTGAATTCCTTCAGGAATTATGGAAGATGTTTAATTTATCAATTACGTTTGAGGGCGACTTGGTTAAGATTGCTCATAATGATTTAGACACTGCTGTACAAATTAACGATTATGTATCAAGCAGGAAGGCGCTAAAAAACAATGCTGTTTATGCTGAGAGAAATTACTTTCAATACAGTAATGAAAATATTGGGAACTTTACAAAGGAATATGTCTCGAAAGTTTTAGAAAAGGATTTTATAATATTGAATTCCGAGGCGAGCAATGACGTTGTGGCATATGTTGCCGCAGTTTATATCACAATGGGTGACATGCCAGTTTATGATATACAAACATCAAATTTAAGCTTGGATGACAGACTGCAGGTCGAGCCGCGTTTTTTCGTTTCTAATGCAAACCCTTCTCCTGGCTCAATCAATGCCAGCAAATTACTATTATTCGACGGGTTGTCGTTCGTTGATTTATATGACGATTATTATAAAGATTATTACGACTATTTGCAGAATTCAAAGCTAATGACCTACAATGTCAAGATCGGATATCCTACGTTTTTAAAGATAATTGATGCCGGCAAAATATACGATTCTGTTCTTGGCCGTGAATTAACGGTGTTAACTATTTCAAAATATAATGCGAATACACTGACAACCATCACTGCAATAACGAGAGAAATATAATGGCAGACGAAAAAGTATTAATCCAGTTTGATATTGATTACGGTGATTCTTTGGCTGAATCCAAAAAGATGTCAGATCAATTGTTAAACTTCAGAGAAGAACTGCGAAAGAATAAAGCTGCCCAAGGCGAGCTGAACCATCAATCAAAAGAATCTATTCAAAAAGGCACCGCAACACGGGAATCCTTGAAAAAAGATGCCCAAGCAATGAGAAAATTAGAACTTGCAGAGCTTGGAACAAAAGACGCAATAACCGAAACAAACAAAATGCGTAAAAAATCAATTGATGTAATGAAAATCCAAGAGAATACTCTTGAGGGATTACGCAAGCAAACGTCGGTGATGTTCAAAGAACGGGAAAAACTTAATACAGCGACGAAAAAGGGCGCTAAAAGATTTGCAGAGCTTACGGCCCAATTAAAGAAAAATAGCGCACAAATCAGAAAAGCAGATCAAGCCGCTGGTTCCTTCTTCACTTCAATCGGGAAATACCCAAAGATTTTAGGCTCTACCGTAGGTAAATTGGCCGGTATGTTTGGCGGTTTTATGCTGCTTACGAAAGGCATAAAAGATGCTTTTAAAACAATCAAAGATTTCGAAACAGCTATTGATAAACTGCAGGCCGTGACAAAAGCATCTGATGAAGAAATAAATTTACTGCGTGAAGATGCAATAAGGCTCGGAAGTTCCACAAGTAAAACCGCAACACAGGTCGCTGAATTACAAACAGAATTTGCAAAACTGGGCTTTACAACTAAAGATATCCGGGAATTAACAGAAGCAACTATTGATCTTTCTATTGCTGCTGATTCAGATTTAGCACAAGCAGCAATTATAGCGGGTGGTACTGTTCGTGGATTTGGATTAGATGTTACCGAAACTCAAAGGGTCGTTGATGTTATGGCCGCATCTTTTTCGATGTCAGCATTAGATATAGATAAATTTAAGCTATCTATGGCAAAGGTTGCTCCAGTTGCCAAAAATGCAGGCTTTTCGATTGAACGTACAACGGCTATGTTGGGTAAATTGATGGATGCCAATATAGAGACATCTAAAGCAGGGACAGGGTTAAAAAATATATTCCTTGAATTATCTGTAAAAGGAATTACCCTTGAAGATTCACTTTCGAAAATCAAAGAAGCTACTGATAAAAATAAAGTGGCAGTTGAATTGTTCGGCAAAGAGAATGCTACTGTAGCTATTGTATTATCAGAAACTACAGATGAAGTTGATAAATTTACAGAGGCCCTTGAGAACTCCAATGGAGCTGCTAAAGAGATGGCCGCTACAATGGAAGACAATCTCGAAGGCGATTTGAACAAAGCACGTTCTGCCTGGGAAGGATTAATATTATCTATCGAGAGCGGCGGTGGCGTGATTACACAAGTAGTTCGAGGTATTACTTCTGGCTTCACCGAATTTGTAAATATGATGATTATGGCTAATAAAACTGCAGACCAGATCAGACTTGAACAGCATTTAAAGTCATTGGGTGAGCAGGCGAAATTAGACGTTGAAGAATTCAAGAATTTTGCAGAAGGCACGGACGACATAACTGAAGCATCTAAAAGATTCTTAAAAGTTAACAGGGAGAAATTAGAATCATTAATCAAAACAAGGGAATTCTTCAAAGATAGTGACCAACCATTTATATCTGAAGATGCACAAATAGAAGCACTTGAAACGAGAATTGAAGCTATTCAGAATTATGCCGACAAAGCTGCTGAGTCTGAAGCAAAACTTTTAGAGCAGCAGAAAAAGATTAATGCGACTAAGGCAGAAGATCAAAAGGCGGCTGATGAAAAAAGGCTCGAACGCTTAGAGAGCAGAAATGAAGCCGAAAAGGAAATCCGAGACGAGTTAAACGAGGGCCTTGAAACTGAGTTTGACGACGAAATAGATGAATATTTTGATCGCCTTGATAGAAAAGCGGACGCGGAGCGTGAACATGCAGAAGAAATAAAGTCAATCAAGCAAGAAGTGCTTGATTTTGGTATTCAGGCTGTCGGCTTGGCGGGAGATGCATTCTTACAAGGCCTTGATAATGAAGAACAAAGAATTAATCAGTCTTATGATAAACGAAAAAAAGCTTTAGACAAACAATTAAAAAGCGGGTCAATCACTCAAGAACAATTTGATAAAAAATCCATTGAGCTTGAAAAGAATAAAGAAATGGAATTGTATAAGATTAAAAAAGCGCAGTTTGATATTTCCCGGACGTTAGATTTAATAAGTATCGCAAACAATACAGCTACTGCGGTTATGAAGGTCTGGGCGCAGGCAGGATTGGGCGCAACATTCGCACAGTTTCTACCTATAGCGGCTGGCGCAATTCAGGCAGGTATAGTTTTAAGTAAAGATGCACCTCCAGCACCCGTATTTGCAGAAGGCGGTGATGTTAAATCTATGAAAATTGGCGGGAAATCGCATGCAGCTGGAGGTGTACAGTTTTCCGGGACTGACGGAACAATATTCGAAGCAGAGAAAGATGAAGGTATTTTTATTACCAAGCGCCGGGCGACTGCAGAGGCTCTATCTTCAATCAATGAGAAATACGGCGGACGTTCTTTCTTTAAGTCAGCTGGCCGCTATTATGCATCTGGTGGATCGGTTGTTGGCTCCGGCGCTGATTCGCAAGAAATACGGCAGATAGTAGAGCAAGTTTTACGCTATCACAAGACAGTTGTTAAGGTCGAGGACATCCAAACTGGTCTGATTGATTACAACGAAACTATCAATGCCGGAGTCGTAGAATGAAAACATATTTTACTTTTTTAAATTTTATGTTATATTTAACAAAAGGGAGATGGTATGAAAGAAATTAGGTTATACGGCATTATTTCGAATGAAGGTTTTCTTGGTGCTGGTGAAAACGGATATATTGAGAGAATCGCAAATGAAATAAAGGCCGTAGGAAATGAGGATATTAATCTGCGAATAAATACTCGTGGCGGGAGCGTATTTGACGGTTTCGCAATAATCACAAATCTTTTAGAACATCCTGGAAAAGTTAATATGCAAGTTGATGGTTCTGCTCTTTCAATGGGCGGGACAATTTTAGCGTATGCAAACAATGCTATTGCTTATGACTTCGCAAAAATAATGCTTCATAAAGTACATACCTATTCAGATAATCCAGATGATTTAAAACAAGTTGATAGTATGAACCAAGAGTTCGCGGGATTGTTCAAGGCAAAAGGAGTTGATGCTGATTTGATGGATGAAATATTTCTTGGTGAAGGTAATAAGGACTATTGGTTTACGGCTCAAGGCGCCAAGGACATCGGACTAATAGACGAAGTCCTTAACTCAAACCAAGAACAAAAATTAGCCGCATCAAACACCGACATAATGTCAAAATATTATGAATTAATTAACCAAAAAAGAGAGGTTATTATGTTTGATAAAGAAGAAAAGAAATCTTTGCAGGAATTAAAAGACCAGGTTCAGGAGTTAATCGAACTGAAGGCAGATGTTCCAACCATGGAAAAAGTTACAAATCTCGTCAAGGAAGAAATGGATAAAATAGCAGAAGATGTCAATCAGGCCAATCAGGATAAAGCAGATGAAACCGCCACACTGAACCAAGATTCTGAAGATAAAATCAGCGAAACATTGCAGAATATTTCAGGCAATATTGACAGCTTGGCTGATACTGTAAAAGAACAGTCTGAACGAATCGCTGCACTTGATAAGAAGATTGAAAATACGATTGCTGCAATAAAAGAAGTTGCAACCGATTTTGTTGTTCCTGAAGCAGTTCTCGGTCCAGAGATTACCGATGTTCCACAGTCAAAAATTGTAGCCGACAAACGGCTCAGTGATGAAATTAATAAATTTAATGAGGAAAGAAAATAATGTCTATTACATCGAATACCGCGGCTCAGTATACAGCCAGCACAGTATCTGATATTTACAAGATACTATTTACCGGCGACGAGTGGGCCACGGAACAAAGGTTAGAGGTTGGTTTAGATAAACCTCGAGTATTACCGAAAGCAAAAAGCTCACAAAATTTATTTCAGGCAAATGTGGCAAATCCACGTTTGACAAATGCTGCTGGTGATATTGCTATCACAAATCGCCTATTAGAAGTAGACAGGATAATGTCACTCCCGAAAATAACCCCGGAAGATTGGAGAGCAGATTTTCCTGAATTCCAGCCAAGCGGAACAACTCTTGATTTGGTTATGAACCCAAATGTAATGAATGCAGTTTTGGAAGTATTGAAAAATGGTGTTAACACTCAGATCGCAGATTTGGTTTATAAGGGCGATACTCTTGGCGCGGCTCAGTTACTTTTTACTGACGGGTATTCCAAGAAATTCAAGGCTGATGCTGAAGTCGTTGATGTTGCGAATATTGGTATTATCACCACTGCGAATGCTCTTGATATTTTGCAGGATATTACAAACGCTGTCCCTGCAAGAATGAAATCCATTATTTCCATGATGCCGATTTATATGAATAAAACAACTTGGGATTTGGTGCAGGAAGCTGACAGAGCTACCCAGCAGAATTCTACAATACTGCAGCAAAAAGACCAGTTCTCATTTAGAGGACATCCTCTAAAATGGATGGCTTCCATGACTGATAATGAACTCTTTACTACTCCTACCGGGACCGGCAAAGATTCTAATTTGGTTCGCGGTGTTTGGTTCGAAGGTGATATTGATAATTTCTTAATGTACCGCGAACAGCCGGCAGATGAAGATTGGCTGATTGCATTAAAGTTTTCGCTTGGTTTTCAGTATCGTACCGGCGAAGATGTAATCTTTTACTTAGGAGCGTAAAATGAAAAACATATTTAGTTTTGTTCTCGTAATGCTTCTGTTCATCGGGCTGACCGTTCAGAGTGCAGAAGCTCAAAAGGTGAATCGCGGGTTTGCCAGCACTGTTGATACACTGCAAGGCGCTGACAATATCACATTCACCCCAACCAGCGTAATCACAAAATACAGCGGCCAGGTCGCTTTCTCATTTACAATGACAAACTCTGTTGACTCTTGCAGTTCTGTAATTATGCAGGGATCTGACAACGGGACGAATTGGTCCACGGTTTCATCTCTTACGCTTACTGATGTAACGTATGGCCGGTTGTATGATCAAAATCCAGATTATCTACGTTATCGGCTTTATATGAGTACGGCATCTGGTGATACTGTTATTGTTACCGCGGTTAATTTCGTTTATAAGGAGGAATAACCAATGTCATGTAAAATAGTCACAGGATTAATTCCGTCTGATTGCCAAGATATTTCGGTCGGCGGTGTTACCGGTCGTTTCTGGTTAATTCCACAGGATGATTATCTGGCAGCCGCTATTACAGAAGGCAGTGATGGTGAAATTACGGCCATTGTACCCGTCGCGCCTCCGGCTAATTTTGCTTTTGCTTATAGATTCGTGGTGCCGCCTAAATCACTTGTTACTGGAAATGCATACACAGCAAATGCAGGAGTCAGCGGCTTGACTCATTTATTCACTGCTCTTGTTTCTGATATGAAGATGGACCAGAAAAATTCGCTTGCCTCTCTTTTTAATCTGGCAAGGTGCCTTGTTATTGTTGAAACTCAGGCAGCTAAAGCAGCGGCCCCGGCTGATAGTGAATCCCCGCCTTATTTGCTTTATGGCAAAGGCAGCGGTTTAGAAATGTCAGCTACAGAAACAAATCTTGCAGACCAGGCAGTCGGTAATGGAATCCAGATCACATTGACAACGCCAACTAATTCACGGCTTGAATTAAATTACCCGACAAACGTCATAATGACAACCGCTGCAGTTGAGGCGCTTGAAGCTGTTACAGCACCTTAAAGGAGGTTTTTTATGTACGTTATAACCGGGAAAGGAAGGATTTTTAAGGGGGGGCGGCATATCCCCCTTTCTGATTATGAAAAGGAATTCACAGAAGCGCAAATCGCTACACTGATAAAAACAAAGTTTCTAAAAATTATAAGGAGTAAAAAGGATGACAAAAGCACAGAAAATACAAACACTGATTGATGATCATGGTTTTGCAGCAGACGAGCTTGGCGGCTTATCTGTAAAAGAGCTTGACGAATTATTGCCGGATGCACCGGAAGCAACCGATACGGGAGATGTTACAGATGGATCCGGAGAATATCCTAAGGATTTCCTGTTCGGGCAAACTATACAAGACTCAGACCGTAGAACCCTTAAGGCAGTCGAAACAGAAGTTGACTACCGGATCATAAACTTCAAAAGCGGCCAGATTGAATTCGTCAAGGACCAGGAAGTCTCAAAGGATGACCTGAAAAAAATGTCAGATTACCAAAAAGAGTATTACCTGAAATAATGGCAAAGAAAAACAAACAGCTCGATATGTTCGCGATTACGAATGACATTCAAACGTCATCAATTGAAGGCCGCTCAGTTTACAGCGGCAATGTTATTAACTTTGGATTGGACAATCTTTATCCGAATAAGGTTTTTGAGATCACGCAGAACTCCCCGACCGCAAGCGGCTGTATAAGCCGCAAGGCAGATTTTGTTTTTGGTAAAGGCGTTGATTCTGAAATTATCGTAAATCGGCATGAGCAGACAATAAATGATGTATTGAATATTTCCGTTAATGATTTTTGTAAATATAACGGCTATGCTCTGCATTTTAATTATAATTTGTTTGGTCAGATTGTAGAGATACAACCAGTTGATTTGCGATATATTAGAAAGTTGAGAGGGCTTCAGGCTGTTGTGGTTGGCAAGATTAACCGAGATTCAAGGGTTATTTATTTAGGTGATAATAAGAAAATCAAACTGCCGCTCTATAAGAAAAACGGGATCAGGCAGTATATCAAAGAAGTTAAAGGATTCAAGAAATTCCAGGGAGCAATATATTATTTTAATAATAACAGCGGAATTTATCCCGTCTGCCATTATGAAGCTTCTTTGACATCTGCACAGTTTGAGCATGAGGCCCAGGTTTATTCTTATATGGCTGTTCAAAATGGTTTTTCAAGTTCAGGTCTTTTAAAGCTTCCCAGTGTTTCAGATGATCCAGAAAAAAAGAAAGAACAAGAAAAGGAAATAGGCCGTGTCGTTGGTTCAAGAAATGCCGGGTCTGTATTAGTGGTAGAAATGCCTTTGAATATTGAAGGCGCGATGGATAAATCAAAACTATTTGAGCCGTTCCAGACTCAAGATGTTGACAAACTCCATGAAGTCCAATCCGAAAGAGCAAGAAAATATATTTTAGAAGATTTTACTATGCCGGAAACCTTATTAGGTGCTCCGAGTCAAGGGATGTTCAATCAGGCAAGTTATGCAGATGCTTTTGATTACATGAATGGTGATACGGAAAAAGACAGGATTAAAATTGAAAGATCATTTAATAAGTTCTGGCCGGAAACATCATTTTCAAGTGAGCTTTCTGAAATTGAAATCATACCGCTCGAAATGAAAAACGATCAAGAAACTCAAAAGGAGTCTGAAAATGTCAGCACTGATAACACAGAGTGATGTAAGGAATATACGGCGTTTAGCAGAGTCTTTTGATGCTGACGAATTCGACGCGATTGTAAACGAGGTCCAGGAGTTCTATCTTGAATCTTTAATCGGGGCAGAGCTATTTGAGGACTTAATAAATAATCCTACCAGCGAACCAAACGCGAAATTGTTATGCGGCGAATATTACACCTACTCCGGAACAAAGTACAAGTTTAAAGGTGCGAAAGTTTATCTCTGTTATTTGTGGCTTTATAAATACTCACTGGAGGGCCAAGTAAAATATACAAATTCAGGCAGGCAGAACTTTGATGTGGACTATGCACAGAAATCTCAAAAGGGTATTGATGCACAGGTTATAAATAATTTCCTAAGTAAATCACAAGCAATCGGCGAAGAAATCCTTTTATATTTGGAACGCAATAGCGATAATTATTCGCTTTATAAATCAGAGGACACATCTAAAGTCCCTAACAAAGATTTCAACTTCACAGTTTTTGGTAAGACATTTACGGAGTTTAAAGCCAATGATTGAGATTGATAAAATTTATCTATTTAAAACAATTGATAAAAGCCCTTATGTATTTACGCCAGACGCAAATATATTTGGGGCGATTGTCATTGACGGGACAGTCCCAACCTTATTGACTTCATTGCAGATAGATGTTTCGAATACTACCAAATTCGACACCTGTATTAAAGCATATTTCGATTATGATTCTAATCTTGATTTTGAGAAACAGCTCCCGGCCGACGGTGCAATCCCTCATATATCCGGAGCGATTTATAATTACCGAATTAAATTAATGCGGGAAAATACTACTAAAATATACGACAGTGATTTTAACCGTTATGTATCATATTTTTCGGGCGATGTTTTTCAGGTTCTCTTTCATACGATTGATGACAACTGGTTTATACTTTATGCTGAGTTTGAAATTACTAATACAGTTGTAGAAAATGACGTTGTTCAGACCATCGAACTCCAGGCCCTTGATGCAAAAGAAGAAAAATATCAAATAACAACCTTGACCGAGATCTGATGATGAACATAAAAATCAACAACATAAAACATCAAATAAAGCCGATAAGTAAATTGTCGGTTTTGGAGTTTATGGCGGTTGTCTCAAATATGCGGCATATAGATCTGATTTCATACATCTCTGCTTTATCAAAAGTTGATATTGATAAAGCGAACGTTAAGATAGATAATATCGAAATTGCCGAGGCGATGCTGTTAGATACGGACATTGATTTTACCAAGATCAAGCGGCCTTTTCTGTTTCCGTTCGGCGGTGAAAATCTAATAGTCAACGAGCTGGACGATGGTGTTTTCGGTAAACGGTATATGTTTAATATTTATCGCAAGCAATACGAGCAGGAAAGCATTGCAATTTATGAGCTGTGCGTTTATGCCCTGGCAATCTGCGTATCAAAGGAAGATGATTTTTCGGACGTTGACAAGTTGTTTATAAAATTAACCACTATGAATTGGACTGTTATTTTGCCTATAGGTTTTTTTTTATCCAAGAAGTTAAGCGGCAAGAGGAGTTTTTTGACAAAATATTTGATGACATTAATAATAAAATTGCATTACATAGCAAAACAATTTCACCAGAAATCAAACCTGAAGCGGATTCATACGATATGATATTAATTAATTTATGTTCATTATTAAACTACAATTCAGATGAGATCTTCAAAAAAGATTATAATTTTTTAATGAAAGTTTTGGCTAACAAAGAGCATTCAAATGCAGATAATTATATTAAACAAAAATCAACAAAGGCGCTATAGTGGCAACATTTAGCGAAATAAAATCTTATATATCCGGGATCATTTCAGACAATTCTTTCGGTGATTTTTACTCTATGAATGTGAAAGAGTACGGAAATCTTACACAGAAAACGGAAGCTGATACAATTCTGTTTCTCCTTGATGCTCCGGGCACAACATCTGATAATGAATTTACAGCAGGCAACCGGGTTTTAAGATCTTATAGTTTAACATTTTTTATCCTGAAAGCAGCAAGTGACGAATTAACAGAAAATCAGCTTGATGATATTTACAGCGATATGGAAAACATTGCTACTCAATTCTTCTGGCATATCAACGTGGGGAACACAACTATTTTTAATATTGACAGCATGACAACAGAACGAGTCAAGTTTATAACACCAAATTCTTTCGCCGGGGTTACTTTTACCCTGCGACAGGTGAGGACCGCATGCAATCTGTAAAGCAAACGCTTGAAAAAATAGGTGATGAACTAATCAAGGAAATCAGGAAAAGACTTGCAACTCGAGGTTTCAAGAAAAGGGGTATGAACGATACCGGCGGGGCAAGCAAATCCCTGAATGCGGCGGCAGATAATGCTGGGACTAAATTGGAAATAAAGGGTGTGAGATATATCGGCGCACTTGACAAGGGGCGCGGGCCAACAATTGGCGGCGGTATACGCTGGACAGTCGAAAGTATGATGGATTGGGTCGATAGAAAGCTTGGGATCCCAAAGCCCAAAAACAAGTCGATAGCTTTTGCGATCCAAAATAAAATACATAAATTCGGCACCCTGTTATATCAGAAAGATCCAAGATATGAAGGGCTTGAGCTTGAAGAAGTAAAAAAAATGGGTACTGAAAAGATAAAAAAAGAAGTAACAGAAGTTATGTTGAAAAACGTAAGAGGTATGGTCAGAGATTTATCAAAAGGAGCAGCAGCATGAAAAGGCTAATAATATTTATATTTTTAATTGCATCGTTTTTGATGGCCCAAGGTGAGCGCACATATAAACCGGGCAACTGGAATTGGCTTTACAACGTTCGGGCGGCTGGGCTGTATTTTTACAATCAATCAGACAGTACACTCTATCCTGTCTCGGCAGATTCTGCAACCGGGGCGCTCAAGGTAATGATTGATGATACTGTTTCTGTCACGCTTGGAGCAGATACTTTAACGGTCACAATTATTGATACGGTAAACGTTAAAAGTCCGGCCTATTCAGCACTTCCGGTATTTTCAACTACTGAAGATTCGGCACGCTTAACAAATGCGGTCGAGCTTGCTGGC